AGACCGCAGACAACCCCCGGCGGCAACCTTCAAAACGTCGCGTATTCGAATCTGAGGAACGTGATTATGGCCATTAACTGCGCCAACTATGATTGATCGTTTTGAACGATCAATTTCGAATAATTGATCTACCAAATCAATTATATCCCATTGATTCATATTGTTATTGTGTAGCTTCATGAATGCCCTGGGATATAACAAATATGAAAAATATGATTCTTTGCCTGGCGGTAGCGGTATTGCTCTCCGGTTGCGCTGGCGTTATTGAGAAGCAGCAACCTGTATGCACCGGAACAGCCCTGGTTGGCGGACAGGAAAGCAGCGTCCAGATCTACGGAGTCCGCAAGCAAAATAATCAGACGCAGTACCGCGCCGGTTATCCCTTTAACTGGTCATGGGTGAGCGCCAACACGTTCACCAGCACCACCTGCCACTAACCCATTCAGTTTTGAACAAACCCCGCTCCGGCGGGGTTTTTTATTGCCTGGAGAAAATATGCTTTATAACACTGGCACCATCGCCATTAACGGAAATACAGCCACCGGCACCGGCACGAACTGGACGGCACCGGCCAGCCAGATTCGGGTTGGCCAGACGTTGTTTGTTCTTTCTAACCCGGTACAGATGTTTCAGATCACCGCCATCAACAGTGCGACGTCACTGACGGTTACGCCTGCCGCGTCTCCGGCGCTGAGCGGCCAGAAGTACGGCATTCTTGTTACTGATAGTCTCTCAGTCGACGGCCTGGCGCAGAGCATGTCTCAGCTCATCAACGAGTACGACGAGAACATCGGCGCCTGGGAGACGTTCGCCACCACCTCAGCAAACCAGAACATCACCGTCACCATCAACGGCGTACGCGTGACCATTCCTGCGATCGGCAAACTGGTCCAGAAAGGGAGCAATGCGGCGGTTGGAGTTTCGGACGGCGGGACCGGGGCAACGAATGCCGCTGACGCTCGCGCAAACCTCGGTTTGGTAGACAGCAATGGTGTCATCCCATTAGAACTGGGAGGAACAGGTGCAAAGACTGCCAGTTCTGCACTCTCAAACCTTGGCGCGCTGGGCTTGAGCGGAGGTACATTAACGAATGCTCTGAATATCGCAGGTATCGCTGGCAACCCTTACGCTTTTACCGTTGAAGGACTTTCAACGGTGGGTAGTGTATGGGCTCATACGGTGATGGTTAACGGTACTCCTCGCTTCAGGGCAGGTGTTGCAGGCATTGGTGGTGCCGTCTCTTACCAAATCGCAGGAAGAAATAATGGCACCGATGCATTCTCAACAATGCTGTCTGTGAAGCCAGGCTCAGTTGTTTACACTTCTGAAAATACCACGAAAGCCAGCGACGGAACGCTCAAGGCAGCATCCCCTGTAGCCCGTATAGTGAAAAGTCAGGAGGAATGTCAGCGGACTGATATCGATGAACCAGGCTTTTTCTGGAGCGGCTGTGGTACGGCGAACGCCGAGGCTGAAGGAATCAAAATCTCCCGCCTGGATGTTGGTGTATATGCCCTGTTCGGTTCCGCAGGCTTGGCATCAGAAGGCTGGCAGTTACTGCCGCCAATGGACCCTGGCGGCATGGGAGAACTGGGTGTGGCTGAAGCTGAACAAACCGCTGACGGCGAGCTGACTATCCGCCTGTTTAAGCGAAAATACATGCTGAGCGATGAAGGGGAGATCGTCAAAACAAAAGGGGAACCGATGGACGTGCCGGTGAACAGCTGGATCGATGTTCGCCTGGATATGCCTGATGATTCTGCCTTTAATCAGCGGATGAGACAGGAACCACAGCTTGAGCCTCTTTCTCCAGCTCTCTGACACGGATTGTCAGGGCTTTGATGGCAGCAAGCGCATCGAGCACTAGAGGGTTGAGGTCAAGTGTCATTTTCCCCGATTCCTCAGCTGAATGAACATACTGGGGATCTATCTTTTCCAGTTCCTGAGCAATAACGCCGCGGCGAATGACTTTATCTTCATCAGCAAGATAGTAGAAGGTTTTAAAATCCATTGCCCCGATGTTTGACAGCGATTCGTTTAGATCCAGATCCCCGGTCACTTTCTTAAAGTTAATGTCCGATGTTCCTGCTGACTGAAATACCGTCCATGGAGCATCTGTTTTTGCAGTTTGAGGATTCGTGTTTAACAGAAAACGGCAATAGCCAGCTCCGCCAGTGGTAACCCACATTTGCGCTATGCGCTGAGTGTTATAAGAGCTTTGGTAGCCACAGCCATTGGCAGGAGCCCAACTTGTGTTACCGTCAGCATCACTGATAAACGATGAGTTTGCATCATTTGGCCTTGGAGCCTGGTATGTTCCAACCCCAAAAGCCCCCACTTGCATGACATTACCGGAGTCCGTTCCGACGTCCCTCGTCGCGGATGTTCCCAAACCGACCTTTATTCACCTGCATCGGCAGTCATGGCCAGCTCTGCCGCACTGAGTTTTTGGTTGTACAAAGAATCAGCAGGCATTTCGACACGCACGGACACAAACTGGTCGCGGGGGATGTCGACCGGATCTCCATCACCTACGCCGTCTATTTCGTTCCTGGCGAACGCTGGCGCATCAGGGTGAGTACGGTGATAGGTTTTCACCAGCACCGAGCCATCCCCGTTAACCTCATAATCCAGCCAGATAAGCGGCTGCCTGTTGCGATCGGTAGGGATGTCAAAACCGCCATCGATGCCGCCCCATGCTGCGTCTGAGTTCAGCCCCTGACATCCTTCAACCAGATATTGGCCGGTGGCCAGACGGGTTACAGTGCAGCCCTCCGATTCGTCATTCGTCCGGTATGAGCCATTCGAAAATATTGCCACCACTGGCGATGCAGCTTTCAATGTACCGTCGCTTGCGCGGGTCGTGTTGGCTGTGCCGTAAAGCATGTTAAAGGTTGAGGTTGCGGAGGTTCCTGAGGTGTTTCTTGCCAAGACCCCCACCACCCCAGTTCCGTAAGCAACGCTGATGATCGCATGCGTATCTTCAGCTGCAAAATATAGCGATGCAGCATAAGATGTTTGTGAGTTAACAGTTTTGTTGTTACGAAATACACGAGAACCTTTATCCATGAGGTTTGCCCATACCTCAGCAACTGTATCCGCGTTGAATGAGTTTCCTTTGCCTCCGAACCCAAACGCGCCCACCTCCATAACATTTCCCACTGCCGTTCCGACGTTCTTAGTCGCGCTACTTCCTAAACCGACGTTTTATAGATTGCCCTGCGGCATCCATGCCGATAACTTCACCTGATTTTTTTGCAGAAAATATTGGGTGAAAAATATGCAAATTGGCTACGTTAGGGTGTCAACAAATGACCAAAACACAGATCTTCAGCGACAAGCTCTCGAACGAGCAGGATGTGAACAGGTTTTTGAGGAAAAAATGAGCGGGACGGTAGCGAACCGGCCAGCGCTTAAAAAGCTTCTGCGAACGCTGAATGAGGGCGATACGCTGGTAGTGTGGAAGCTGGATCGCCTCGGGCGAAGCATGCGGAACCTGGTACTGCTGGTAGACGAACTCCGGCAGCGCGGCATCCACTTCAAAAGTCTTACGGACAGCATAGACACCTCCAGCCCAATGGGGCGTTTCATATTCCACATCATGTCAGCCCTGGCCGAGATGGAGAGGGAGTTAATCGTGGAACGCACCCGGGCAGGACTGGCGGCTGCCCGGGAGAAGGGGCGCATAGGAGGCAGACGACCAAAGCTAACACCGGAGCAATGGGCGCAGGCTGGCAGGTTGATTTCAAACGGCCTGGACAGAAAGCAGGTGGCGATTATTTACGACGTAGCGGTGTGCACGCTGTATAAAAAATTCCCTGCATCCAAACCGGCTTAAATTTGTGCACCTGGGATTTCAGTCGGAAAATTTACAAAAATAATAATTCGAAGCCTGATAGAAACTTAGAAACGAAGCGGTGAAGCTTTAAACAGTCGCTACGACTAAGGTGTATTGCGCGCTGACAGAAACGAAACTACTGTATATAAAAACAGCATTTGAGGTATGCGTA